CTGGACCAATTTCTTCTGCTAGTGAAGCTTCGCTAACAAGATTGTATATATAAGGGAATATATCTTTTAGTTCTTCATTAAACTGGCGGATAGTAAGTTGATCAATCCAGTTTTCTGCAACTTCTAGGGGAACGTCTTCTAGTACTGGAGCTTGGTATGTTTCTTTAAATGTATCATAGTATGATTTTTTCTGTAGATTTTCTATTGTCTTTTTGACTGACTCTATTCTTTCATTTACTGTTGGCAAATAATCAGCTAAGCCTTCTGCCATTACAGATGATCTCGACATATAATTTTTAAATTTACGCAGTTTTGATAGTTCTTCTGATAACCCTACAATATGTTTACCAAAATCATCATAGGCATTACCGCCTTCTGCAACGTGACGAGCCATTGCTCTTGCACCTGTTAAATGTTTATACGGATACTTAAATCTTTCTCCTTCAGAACTTTCTATGTATATACTACTAATATTTTGCGTTCTGCCTGCTGCTAAGTCTTGGTTAACAGGTTTGTTATGTTTTATCACAAGTCTTGCGCCATCAACGTCTTGATAACTAAGCCTACTTGTGCCGTATAATTTAGATTCAGTCATTGTATCCTCTCCAGATGCTTTTGCCAAATATTGATAATCTCTTTTGTTTAAATTACTTTTTGTTATATCTCTAGTGTCAAAATTCAAAAGTCTTTTTCTTGCAAATTGTCTAAGCTCTCTTAGGAAGTTATACCATTTGTCTTTGTCTTCTTGAATATCACTTGCAACAATATTTTTTGAATACATTACACTTACCCCGTCTTTACTTGATAAACTTATACTAACCTTATCGTTTGTAACAGGATTATAACTAAATTCAAAAAATCTTGCTTTAGTAGGTTCGTTAACAACAGAACCCATTTCATCACCTATTGTAATATTAGGAAATGTTCCTCTAATTTTATCAAATAAATCTTGTGCAACTATATCAATATTCATATTACTATTTATCAATAACTGTTAGTAATGAATATAGGCATTGGCGGATCATAATCTTCGTCTGATTCTGCCTGTGTAAATGTATTATACACTCTAGGATCCCAATCTTTCATTACTGCCATCATTCTTAATGCTAATAATGTTGCACTTATTAAATCATCGTTGTGACCTACCTTTGCTTGATAACTACTTCCTGTAGCAACATAATTTTTTAATTCAGATATTAAAGGTTTACTACATACAGACATCTTATCATTTTCTATCATTGTTTTTAATCTACTACATGCAGTAATTTTGGTACTATGTGTAGTATTAAATCCTTTACGGAACTTACGAACATGCCCCTTGCGTATAGGTTCACTTACAAACATTCCGGATATATTCTCTTCTCCGAAATCATTTATTACAATTAGTGCTGCTTCACCAATACCATTGTTTTCTACACTCCAGTATATATTTGTATCTGTTTTACATTCTTGTTTTATGTAATTGCAAATATCTGCTAGTACACGTATTTGCCCGGGTATAGCAGTTTGGTTGTGTTGCCACTCAGCTACTTGTTTGTATGTAGGTAATTCAAAAACTTGTATTGCTGCAAAATCTCCTCCTGTGCCCATACTTGGATCAAGAGCTACTGCATATGTGTATTGGCTAGTAGGTTTTTTATACCATCTTGTTTGTCCCATATTAAGTATAGGACTAACACCTTCCATAGTAGCAAGATGTATACTATTAATTAATGTTTCGTCAAATACTAGGAACTCGCATCCATATTCTCGTCTAAACCTTTCTTCACCAATACGTCCAATTTCAGCCGATTTCCATTCGTCGTCTCTGTCAGGATGTTCATTCCAATGACAAGTAAATGAAAAGAATCCGTTTACACCTGTTTCACTTTCATTGCCATGCTCGTCAAATTTTTGTTCAGCCTGTTTCCAAATATTTGCAAAAGTATCTTCATCTGAGTTTGGTGTGCTAGTAATAATAGCACGACCACCAGTTGCCAGTGTAGGTGAAATTGAAGTCCAGAACTCATCAGCTATATTAGGTTGCACAAAAGCAAACTCATCACAATATAGTAATGAAATGGACATACCACGTCCTGTGTTACCTGTTGTAGTTGCGCTTACTATGCGTGATCCGTTTTCAAATTCAATACTGCCCTTATTATAATTTGTTACACCTGCACGAATATGGTCAGGACAAGTTTCATAAACATATCTTATGCGTTGCATGATTTCTTGTGAGCCTGTGTATTTGTGGGCGGCAATAAGTATTGTTTGATCAGGATGAAACATTGCATACCATATAAGATATATTGCTGCACATGTAGTTTTGCCAGTCTGTCTTGGCAACATATTGATATTAAATCGATGATTATGGTAACTGTGTAATAATCTCACTTGGTACTCAAAAGGATCAAACAGTAATTTTCCCTTTACCGGATGCTGTATAAATGCAAACTTTTTTGCAAAGTATAGATAGCCATCAGCAGGATCCATGCATGCCATTATATCTGCAATTTGCTCTTCAGAATATGTTTCTTTTTGATTGGCTTTTTTAGTTAATACGCCGTCAAGTGATTTACTCATGAAAGTATTTAACCAAAAAAATAGCGCCTTCCGGCGCTATTGATTTATTTTTTTCCTTTGCCGCGTCCTCTGCCGCGTCCTCTGCCTTCAACAGTTTTTATATCTTCCATCTTCTTTTTATTTTTCTTACCACGGCCTTCAACAGCAATATCTTCGCTTTTCTTTTTCTTGCCACCCATTTCGTCTTTGCCAGTAGCTCCTGCGATAACGTCTGCTCTTGTCACTTTATCATATGGCTTGGCATTGTTTGCAAGATTGCCATCATTTGGTTTTTTGCTTTTTTTGCTTTTCATTTTTTCAGCTAATGCTGATTGAAGAATTGATTTAATATCTTCTACATGAATTGCTGGATCTTTTGCTCTTAAAGCATGTTTATCTTTTTCTCTATTTAAACCACCTGATAAATCTTTAGTCATGTATTCTGTATCTTGATATTCGTCTTCGGGTTCGTTAGCATAACCTTCGGTATCGATATCTGGCTGGTTATCACCGTCTACATCTAGATCAAGTTTACCATCTTTTTCATCGCCTTTAGAAAAAATCTTTTGTAATCTATCCATGTCTTGTCTTACAGGCATCATGTCTTGATCAACTTCTTTTGCAGAACCTAAACCAGCGTTTTTCATCATATCAATTAAATCTTCGACGTGATCTTTTCCACTAGCATTAAGACTAACATTCATTGAAACTGGAGATCCTTGATCCATTTGTGGAGCACCCATTGGAGGCATTCCTGATGGCATAGGATTTTCTTTTAATGCCTCTGTGTTTTCAATGTCTTTCATTTGTTGTAATAAATTTTTCAATTCCATAATTAACTTCCTATCGGGCTTTTGTCGTTTGTTTCTAGTGTAATATCACTTGATTCACCAGTTGGAGCACCTTCAGCACCGTCATGTCCTCTTTCTTTTCTAGCTGTCTCCAACTCTTTAAGTAGGTCCATAACACGATTTCCTGCTACACTATCTTGTGCGCTTTCACCGCCCATATCTTCTTTTGTTAGCATTGCTTCATAAGGTTCTTCTGATTTAGGTGCTTGATAAAGTTCTTGTGGTTCATCAGGACTACGAACAATAATATGTCCTTGATCAATATCACAACCTCTTGCCAAATACTCTTGCATTACCTGTACAGTGGTAGGATAATTTACTTCAGTTTCAAAATACGTTACTTCCATATTTTGTAACTGCGGAAAATCTAGTGGTCTTTCTTGTATAGGAGTTGTCTTTGACTTAGAAAAATTCACTATATTGTATTTTTCCAAGCAAGTTTCTAAAGTATCTTCTATGTTTTCAGGTAACTGTCCTGCAATACCAATTTTGAAACTATAGGTCTTTTTACCTTCTGTCAAAAAATCTTTAAATGTTTTCATTATAACATCCTATCTTATAAACTATTTATCATTCTGCATGCCTTTTAAACGTTCAAGTAGGCTGTTTCTATCTGTAACAACATATCCTTCTCCGTTAACTAAGTCACCGTCACTTGTCGAACTGTCTTTGTCTAACTTTTCTTTTTTCAATTGCAGGTCTATCATTTTTAATTTTTTATCTAGTTTAGCAACTTTCGCATCTAAACTAGTTTTTAGCATACTTCCTGCAACTTCAAAAACTCTACCGCTATACCTGCTTTCAACATTCATTCCTAAATCCATTAGATCTTCGTAACTGTTTAAAGCTCTTTGGGCAATATCATCTAGTTCTACATCTGCTTTTTCACCTAAACCTTTAACGCTAGGTAAAGCACCGGCAATCTTATCAAATTCAGCAATATCCCTAATTGTTTGCTCTGTTTCTACAATTTCGGTTTTTGTTTCTTTTGTTTTTGCTTCGTTTATTATTTCTTTACTATCAGGTAAATTTAATAATTCTTCTAATTTTTTAGTCATGACACTTCCATTATATACTAGTATTTAGCTGAAATCGTACCCATACAGTTCAATATCTTTTTTGTAATGATTTGCTACTATATCTTTAGTTTCTTGATTTCTGTAATATGAATGCCAACTTGGTCGATTTACATCACTTCTCATAAGATGAGGTAAGACATTATAGCATCCTAATCTTTTTTGTACTTCTTTGAAATCTCTATGTATTGTTTCAAGTTTCATTACATAGTCACACTGTTGGGCTTTTTTCCATAATGGAGTTCTTAGTCCATACGTTACCCATTTTTCAAAACCCTTTTCTAGTCTACTTTTTTCAGCATACAAATAATCTAAATTATGTTTTTTCTTGGGTGACAAAATACCATTATCAAGCACATGTTTGATTCTTCCTTGGTTTTGTAAACATAGGAAAGAATACCAACTGACTGCAATCCTCCATGGATTTCTCACTGTACAAAATGTCCACCCAATATTGTCAGTATCAAATACTTGTTTAGTTTGGTATACATCAGCACCCATCTTGGTTTTTGTTGTATAAACATCAAAGTTACTTTTTAACCAAACTGTAACACTACTTCCCCCTGTTTTTGCAATATGAATAAATGTTGCATGATAAGGGTCTTTTACCATAACTGCCATTATCTTCTACCGTTATGAAAAATATCTGATTCGTTAACTATTCTAAAGAATATTCCTTTTTGTTTACAATATGCTCTAGCCGCTTCCCATTTTGCCTGATTCAAAACCCAATGTGCTTGATTTGCTTTGCTTCTACCTAACTTTTCTCTTACAGTTTGATTTTCAGGTTTAACTTCTATTAGTTCAACTCTTTGCTTGCCTTTTTTATCAACATAAACTACAAAAAAATCAGGAACATAAATTGTGTGTTTACCTGTTAACGGACTCCTGTAAGGAATTTTAATACTCTCACTAGCCCATTTGGATACACTAGGGTGTTCGTCACAAAATCTCATAAATGCAAATTCCCAACTGCTTCTGTAGGTAGGAGTCCTGTTTCCCATGTATTTGTCAGGATTTTTTGGTGTAAATTTACCCTGAGCAAACCTAGCCATAGAATTAAGCCTTTATATTTCTGCTTGCATAATCGCTAGGTTGTCTATCGCTTTTGTAACCTATTGCACTTGTGCTAGATCTATAATTATTTACGATTTGACTGACTACTTGTGATAGTTGTGGTGGGGTATATTGCTTGAGTGTATCAATTAGTTTCATAACTGGTACATTTTCAATTTTAGCTTGGAATAACAAAACTCCTGCAATACTTGTAGCTGATTCTTGGCCAAAGCCTGCATTTTGAAAAAAACCTACTACTGCATCTAATTCATTTTGAGCATATGAAACTGGTGCATCAAAATATGTATCAAAATAATCAACAACACGATCTGCACTATCTTTTTTGCTTATTATTGCATCGTTATAATCTGTTTGTGCTAATTTCACTGCTTATTATCCCCTATCTAATTTACTTTTCTAACTTCTGTTTCTGTTACGTCATTATTTGTTTCGTTTAATGGAACAACCGCACTAATAGCAGAATTTTGACCTTGTACATCTTCAGGTTGAATACTTGTTATTTGGTTAACAGCTATTGCTGTAGCTTCAGCTTTAAAGCGTTCACTATCTAAATCTTTAGAATTATTAGCAAGATTACCCGCAACTATAGCTGCTGTTAGCAAAGAAGGATTCTCACCACCTAATAACAATCCTAATTTACCTATACCTTCTATTGCTCCTCCTGAACCAAAGAAACTTGATATACCACCACCTTCTAAACTTAGAGGACTTGGTGTTTTATCATAATGAATTTCTGCAAAGCCTGCAGGATCTCCGTCTTTGATCTCTCCCTGATCATATACCACTGCTTCATACATGAGTGAAAACCTATTCTGTGACGGGGTCTGTCCATCAGATTGGTCCATAGTATCGTGTTGTATACTAGTAATAATAGGATTTATTAAACTAAATTTTGTAAAGAACTTTCTTGAAAATTGGTATATATCAAAACTATCAAAGAAAGGACTTTTTGTGCGGAAATTATTGTCTCCTGCATAACTATAATCTAATCCGTACTTGTATTTTCTAGTTTCGCTGTTGCCATATGTATTTCTCGAAGCATATCTAGGATCGTTTTCTTCTTTGATTGCATTACCGTCAGCATAGTTATACCTATAATATGCTTCTAGTAAAGCAGTTGTTGTGCTATAGTTATCATCATGCATTGTAACATTTATAGGATCATAAGTTATGCCTGTATGGAAATTTTTCTTTCTATTATAAGAATTCTTTGTTTCGACACGCATGTCTAAAGATGGCAAATCAATAGTTTTGACAAGCAAGGCAGCTTCTAATAGATGTTTTTGCTGAGCACCTTTAAGAAAAAGTTTTTGTACTTCAGGATTAATTTTCCAGTTAACAAAATAAAGAAATTTAGTTTTTGGAGCAAGACGAAAATAATCATCAACATAAAGACGTGCTGCATGTTGGAAATCTCCTAAATTCCCTTTGGGATTTAGTAGTCCTGATAATAGATTATCTGCAAAATTATTATTACCTGCCATACTAATATTTATCTCGTGTATTAAGTATGTATATAATCAAACGGAAAGGGGATCTAGGACCCCCTTTCTATATTGGCTATTACAAAATTATTATAGGCCGCCGCCTGTTACTAAAGTATTAGTAGTACGTCCAATAGCAGTTCCAATACCAGTACCTTGTGGTGTTTGGATAGCATTATCATAACGAATTTGTAGTGTTACGTTTACTGGATCGTTTGTTGTATAATTTAAACTATTGTAGTTTGCACTTTCTACATAACAACCGTAAAGTTCAAAAGTTTCTAATACATTTGGTTCGTTGATGCCATTGCCGCCATCTAGTATTTCCATTCTAGTTAAGAATTTGTAGTCTATACCTGATGCTGCACTTGCCTGTTCGAAGAAATCGAACTGCTTCTGCAGTTGCTCGCCTACAAGTTTTTGTACATTATTATTTACATCTTCACGTAAATTGAGTGTAATCGGCTCCCAAGTATGCTTACCTGCCAAATACACACGTGAGTTATAAGCGTCAAGAGTAATTTGATCAAACGATACGTTTGGACGGGTAACGTCCATTACCTGTTTTGTAAGCTCTGTTGTAGGAGTCGACACACCAAAGTTTTCCAGTGTCACTCTAAAGCGATACTGCAACTTAGGCATTAGTAAGCCTTGATTAGTTGCACTGTTATCGCTGTCTAGCGGCACAGTTAATTTTGATAGTGTTGAAATAGCCATTTAATATCTCCTGTTACTATTATTTATCACATTTCTTCAGCTATTAAAGAGCCGCAATTTCTCCGGTATTCTTAAGTCTTAGAGGTATGTAAATAAACTCAACTGCTTTGACTGGTTCGATAGCAATGTCTAGATATAGTTCATTTCTATCAATTCTAGCCGGCGTATTGTTAGTTTCGTCACACACAACTAGGAAGTCATATAATGCTCTTTGACCTACTAATTCTAACAATAGACTTTCTGTAGCTTGCTTAATTTCATCTCTAGTGATCTTATCATTTGGTTCAAATATGAACGGCTTTGACAAAGACTGTAATTGTGATCTTAAGTAAATTACTAGTCTAGCAACATTTATTCTATCTAATGCGCTATCATTTGGAGCTCTTGTTTTCTGTCCAAAGTTAACTAATCCTGCACCAGTTAAGAATGATATAGGATTAACTTTGTTTGAATATAGTGTGTCCCGTTGTCCTTCATTTAGAGAAATACTTACAAATTCGCCTTCACTGTTTACAAATCCTGCAGCTGTTGCATTTGTAATATTACCTCTTCTAGTTCCTGCCGGTGCAAACCATGGGAAGCTAACCTGATCGCTTAATGCAATGGTGCGTAGCATCATATGGCTTGGCGGAACAACAATATTGTTCCCTGCATTGTCTGATGTTATACCCCATGGATAGAACACAGCCAAGTACTCATCAAAACTAACAAGTCCATTTGCATTATCTTCTACTGCTTGGTTAACATTAGTTGACCATTCTGACAATGAAGTAGCATCACTAGTCAATCTTGCAGGAGAATCGCCTAGTACAAATGCTGTTAAGCCTCTGTCATAGTTTAATGTTACCATTTCTCCAATTAGTTCTGAATAGCCCGGAGTAGCAATAATGTTAAACTGCTTTGACTGTTCATCTCTAATTTCTTCATTGCTGTTTATTTCAGCTTGTAATGCTTGTACAATCACTTTACGCTGAGCGTTGCGACCAAAAGAACCTGATCCGTCTGCTTGGTTAGCTGATTCTGTTACCCAACGATGTGGATAGTATTTTTGACCTGTTGCTAGATCGTTCATATCTTCATTGTTGAATCTTGGATTAGTTGTTGTTAAATCGATGTAATTACGTACAAATCTCTTAACGTTAAATCCGCTTCTACGTGTATTCCACAGTAGCATTCCTCTTGGATACAGTGCTGGATCTGGAGCATCTGGATCTAAGTAATTACTTACTAACAAGTCTGTAATGCTAGATGCTACATTAGTTGCATCATATCCTGCATTAGTCCAACGTGCATCTGCAAACAATATACCATCTTCTGTTGTCTGATCAGATGTATCAACTTCGATCCATCTTAGTAAAGTAACGTTATACTTGTAAATTCTAGGATAGTTTTCTAAATCCGAAGTATCAATCCAGATATCGCCTTCCTTAAGATCACTGCCGTCACTTTGTTCTTCAGGTTGTGTTGCAGAAACAATTGGTCCTGCTGGATCAGTTTGATTACCTGCTTGAGCTGCATAGTACGGACTAGTTGAATCTAAATAACCTACCCAAGTAGTACCGTTATGTACCATAATGTCAACTTCATCAATTACACTATTATACCATAGTGTGTTATTGTCTGTTAATGAAGTTGGAGCATTTGAACTAGCTGTATATGATAATACATTCCAGTTTGTTGCTACAAAATCATTTGTTGTGTCACCAGCTGGTGCAGCATAAAGATTAGGTGTTCCTGTTGATGTTGCATTGTTATAAGCTGTATAACCTATAAGAGCTAATGCTCCGTCTGTATCTGCAATACGGAATTCACCACCTGCTGTATGAGAAATAGTTAGCTTATTAGAACTATCTACACTTGCAACAATATTCACAAAGCCTGCGCTGTTAATAGCTGCTGCAATATCTTCTGCATCTGTAGTTGCATTTGTAGCAGTAAATGAAACAGTAATTGCTGCATTAAGAGCACTGTTTCCAACAATAGATTCTTGAATATCAAAGTTATATACTGCGCCGCCTCCAGCACCGAC